CGCAACGCATGGCGACGCCGAGGACTCATTTTCTGAGATTGCAAAGCTGTGGTCATGGTGGATCGACAATCGCACTATCCCAGAGGCAGAGCTGCTTCCAGAGGACGTGGCCATGATGATGGCGCTGTTTAAGATTGGCCGCATCGCCGGTAATCCGACGCATTATGACAACTATGTTGATCTCGCTGGTTACACGGCACTCGCAGGCGAAATATCAATGCAGGAATAGTCCCGCTATATCATCGTCTTCGGCCTGTTGAGTGAAATCTTCGGGCCGAAGCGTAATTGTAATTTTGTTTATTTCAGACGCACTGACAATGCGCAGCAGGCCAACCCTTATGGCCACAAGAACAAAAATGTCAGCATCGCTGCCACCACGGTTAAATCTATAGCTTCCATACTGTGAAATCACTCCAGCAGTCTTTACTTCAACGCGCAGCACACGATTGCATGGCAGCGTGGCGTGCAGATCACAGGTGCCGTCTATGTGCGAAACCTGAAGGCCAGCCATTTGCAGCTTGTAGGCCGCGTAAAACTCGCCAGCTCGACCAAGGCTGGTATCGACGCGGCCCTTTGCTCCAACTTTCTTGGCCGATGTGAGATTTACAGATTGCGCCACGGATCAAACTACCTTAACCATGAAAGTCCGACACAGAAGGCTGTAACGAAAGATGGCTTGCCGCGCTGGCCATTGATGAGGCAACCCTTATCGCTAGATGATTTGCGCACACGCTATCTCTTGTTTTAGCTAGAATTTTGACCCAAATGGCAGGCTTGGGGCCGGGTGCCTGCCAAAATCAAACCACTAGCTCGAAATGCGGCCCGTCAATAAACGGCCTACGACCCTGTGATCTGCGCAAGTCCACGTAGCTATTCATGGCCTCTTCCATCGTGCCATCCCAGTCTCTGATGTCATCAATGTGCCATGCAGCACCCCAGCGCAGCGGAACACCCAAGTCGATGGCCGCTGCCTTCATCGCATCAGCCAGGTCATCGTACAGATTTAACTCCCACGACCCACGCGAACCGACATATGCCATAAGATCCACTGCGTTGCCGCCAATGTGCTTTGACTTCATTGTCTTGCTGGCACCCTTGGCGACCAGCTCGCGCTGCTCTTCAATGGTGCGTAGCCCACATATAACGCCAAAGTCTGTTTTGGTCATGCCAATGGCTGACTTCACAACAGCAACCAATCGCTCGTCTACACCCTCAAGTTTACCAAGGCTGCGGTTGGATAATTTAAAGCTCATTTCTTTTTCCGATCCATAAAGCCTTCGGCCGCACCTGCGCCAAAGTAGAAGCCAAGAATGACAATCATCGACCAGCCAATCTGGAAGTCCTCAAGTACGCGCTGCACTTTATCTGCATCGGCCACGCGGTCCATCAAGGTGAACCCCAGAACCATTGCAAAACACGTCAGGTATGTTGCTGTGAATGAAAACGCGATCACGCGCTGGGCCAGCTTAAATGGAGCGTAAGCCTGCATGATGTCAACTTTGGCCTTGGTTTTTGCCGTGATTTCTTCTTCAGTCGAGGTGTGAAAGCTGTCGATCAAATCAATGCCTGATTTGATGACTTCACCTGATCCGAATATTTTACCGAGTATTCCCGCCATTTGTCTCTCCTATAGTGGTTTCCCTAGTTCGTCGATAGCATCCCACGTTGAGTCGAGGTCTGCCTTTAACTGTTTTAGCTTGTCGTCGATGCCATTTGTTATCAACTCGGCACGTTCGACTTTGCTGCGAAGGTCCAGCAGCGTCTTTTGCTGCTCAAGAATATTTACCATCTGAGTGCTAATCTGTGAGAGCTGCGCATTTAATCCAGATACGTTGTTGTCACCGATGGTTTGCTCCAAAGCACGGATGCGGGAGGTTGCGTCGAGAACTTCAGTGACAGATTCCTCCACTCCCCAGAAACGATTAACCACGTCGTACCCGTAATAAATGCCGCCACTAAGAGAGCCAAGCACAGGAAGGGCAGCAGCAAGATAAACTCCCTTAAACGTAAACCCGCCAACTTTAAGCTCCGTTTCATCCGCCATACGCTATGCCTGCGTTGTAGATGTCCTCTACAGTCTTGAAGTCACCGCCCAGAGCAGCACGCATAGTCAAAGTGCGGTAGGCCTTGTGGTTCTGGTTGGACATAAAGGTCATCACTAGGCTGTCGCTTGTAGCATTGTATGTCGCCGTTGCGGTCTGGTACACACGCACGTTGTTCGAATTGGCCCAGTTGTCTGCTGCCTCGGTCAGCTGAGTGTTGACCGAGGCAGCCAAGAAGCCAGCAGCCTCTTGAGCGTAGGTCTCAACGTCAGCCAGCGCAGTGTTGTACTCACTCACATCTGAACTTGTTATCGTCATGTCGGACGTGTTTAGCGTGGCCTGCAACTCTTGCCGCTCAGAAATAGTGTCCGCGTTCGCAGCCATGTCAGCCACCGCACTCACTGCCGCAAACGTAGTCGTCGCCGCAACCAGGCTATCAACGGCAACAGACAGGTTATCCAACGCCACCGCTGCGTTGTCCTTAAGCAGGTCGGCAGTGTTGTAGTATGATGCGCTCTGCACATCAGAGATGGCTGTATTGTATGCGCTCACCATTGTTGCGCTTAACTGCGCCCGCGTAACAGAGCCATCAGGTGCAATACCACCTTTGACTGCGTAGTAACTAGCCCCCGTCGCCAACGTCCGTGACAGCCTCACCTGATCCATCACCGCGTTTGCTGTTTTCTGTAGGTTCGTTATCGTCTGATCCGCTACGGCGGCGGAACTTGTCAGACAGAGAAGGCTGGCTGCGATTGCTTGTTTCAACATCAGGTAACTCCTTTCCGATCATAAGCAGGGTGTCCCAAAACACCTTATTTGATGCGTAACCTACCACAAAAACGCGAGGGTTAGAACGGTACTTTTCAAACGCATCCCTGCCGATCAATAAGCGGCCCGTTGCGATGTCATTGATAGGGCAGGGTGTATTGGCCAGCGCCATAGCTTTGAACACGCGAGCTTCAGAACACATCACTGAGATCCCTGAGACTTGCAGCCCTAATCCGCCGACAGCCTGCGGTGCGCCCATCAGGCGAGCATCTTTGCGGCGGTTGCAGTGGGCGTCTTGCTCCATCGTACCTTCAGCCATGCCAAACAGGCTCACCTGAAAACCCTTGCTGGACGGTATTAGGCAGCTATCGTTGCCGCCGCCACCCATCATGGTCGGTGCCATAGCCGTCGGCACGGGGTTGCCCATCGGACCTTGGCCACCGTTGTTGACGGTGCTGTTGGTGTTGTTGACGTTGTTACTGTCAACATTTGACTCGGCACCAATGTTGGTGTTCAGGTCTCCACTGATGTCTTGGGCGTGTACTGCGCTGGCTGTCAGTAGATACAGGCCGAACCATATGTGGCTAAATCTGGACACATGATCTCCCATGCAGCTTGCGTCTGGCCGATGTAGTGCAGCGTTTCCGCGTCCTTATTGCGCTGGCATAGCGGATCACTATTGCAGGCGGCTGTGTACGTCATAGGCTGGTTGACCGTTGTGCAGCCCGCAATAAGCAATATGGGGAGCAGGCGGATCATTTGTCAGACCTTTTTTCTATTACCATGCGTATTGCTTTTATATTCTCGTCAATTCGACCCAGCATCACAGCCTGCAATTGAGACGTTTTCTCAATCTCAATAATGCGAACCTCATGGCGAGCTATCTCGCGGGCGTTGGCCGATACCGATGCGTCGAGAGTTGACACATACCAAACAAGGCCAAGCGACTGCATGACAATGGTCACAATGACGGTGACTGGTACTGATTTTGATAGGTGCCAATTTTCGGTCATATCAGTAGCTACCTTCCCATACGCGAAGTGCGGAAAACTCATTAGACATAAGTTTGCGCTTCAGAACGTCTTTGACGGCTTCTGTATCATCCCATGATACACCAGCCTCTTTCAGCCAAACGCCCAGTAGGCCCATGCTGACATTGCCGACGTGCTTGTAGTCACTGCCGAACGCATTTTCCGTGGTTTCGCGTGCGTGCTTGGCATCCTCAAGCATCGGGGTTGCATCAAAAGTTTTCTTGATGAGGAGCATATCGTCCTCAAAGAAATACTTTTCATCAACTTTATTTGAAAGATTTGACGTTTGCATTGGACGGCTTCCGTACTGTTTTTGTTGCAGGTTTAGCGGCGACTTTGCGCTCCGGCTTAACTTCTTCCAAAACAGTCAAAATGTCAGGTCTGATCTTTGTAATCTTTGCGATCTCAGCGTCGCTCAGTACGACGGTCTCGCCCTTTTCAATACGGCCTTCGCTGCAATTCAGCTTCAGCGCGTTCACAATCACTTTTTTCATATCAGTCTCCGAGAATGGGTAAAGGGGGCGACCAGAGCCGCCCCCAATTTAACACAAATTAAGAAGTTGTGTTGTCGGCAATCATGCCGTTGGCTTTTTCGTTTTTCGCGCAAAGTGTAAGCTCAGTTACAACTTGGCGAGTTGTGTTGTCGCCAGTTTTTGCTAGTGCAACATTTTTGGTTGGACGCAATACTGCAACTTCCCACATGTTGTCCTGCATGATGAACACGTCGCGTGAACGGTTCTCGCGTGATGGCATGAACTCAACAGTACCCCAAGGTGTTACATAAACAGCCAGGGATTTGATGACGCGCTCGTCGCCAGCTTGTACTGCTGAACGCTGGTTGTTGTTACCAGTGAAGCCAAGAGCTTTGTTCATTTGGAAAGCAGACAAGTAAACTGTGTCTGGCTTGCCGCCCTCTTCCCAGATTGACTGCATAACGCCGTCAAACTTTGCTTGTGAAAACGCTGTCAAAGCAGTGGTCTCATCAGTACGTGCGTCTGTACCGTCGCCAGTAGCGTCTGCACCCTCATTCGCACCAAAGTCAGTGTTTGTGATCAACCAAGCTGGTGCGCCGGCAAGTTCACGAGCCGCTGAAGAAGAGCCAGCAACGCGAGCATTGTTGTCGAAAAGTGCTTTTTCGATGTCCAATTTTTGCTCTTTAGCGATTTTCAAAGTTTGGTATGCAACTTCTTTTGCACGACCAGCTTTGTCCAAACCTTCGTCTGTGTCTGGAACGACAACAGCGTTTTTGAAGATTTGTGTGTAGTTGCCCAAGCGAGTTGTTGCAGAGCGAGCTTCGCCAGCAGTCGCGTCGCCCTCAATGTGAGCATTCGCGGCAGATGCGCGAAGTGAGTCAGTCTGCCACTCAACCAATGTGTTCTTTGCAGAGGTCTTTTTGGCTTTTGAGTAGAACGGTGTTTCCTCTGGAGACACGTTGTAGATTACGTTGGACAAGTCCTCACGGATGCCTACGGAATCGTATGAGTCGAATGTGTTGGTTGGCTGTGCCATTTGTGTAGTCCTTTCAAAGACTTAGGAGTTAAAGATCAAGTTGACGGCATCGTCAATTGAACCAGTTTTCTGCAAGCGCGATTGCGCTTTAGTGCGAGTTGCCGCGTTACCGTCTTGCCTCTTTTTCGCGCCAGCCTTCACAACAGGTCGAGCCTTCTGGCCCTTCTGTTGAGCTTTGCCGCGATTAGCTTCGAGTTGACGCCACTTACGTGCATCATTCATTGCACGGATGTATCGGCTATCCGTTACACCTGACATTTCCTCTTCGCTAAACCCGTATGCCGCGCCCGTATCGACCAGTGCAGTTTTAATCTTTGGACCTTTAATTGGGTCCGCAATGTCAGGGATATACTGCTTCAGAATCTCGGCCTGCTCTTGGAGGTACGACTGTGAGGCCGCTTCCTGAACTTGCTGTTTCTGTTGCTGCATAAGCTGAATTTGCTGCATGTTTTGGTCGTATGCAACTTTCGCCTCATCGTACTTCAGCTTTTCCTCCATAAACCCGATTGGGTCTTGCTCGAAAAGCTCACGCGATGGTGGCGTTGGTTGCTGGATGCCGCCTTGCTGCATTTGCTGGTGCATTTGCAAGATTTGGTCACGTTGCTGTGCTACCGCTTTCGCGTGCTGCTCGATTTGCGCTTGGGCCTGAATGGTTTCCCGCTCAAACTCCTTACGTGCCTCTGCAACCTCCTGAAAACGCTTGTTAATTGCCGCTTGTCCCGCCGCAGATTGTTTTAACTGATCCAGTGTCCAATTTTCGTCTTTTCCGTCAACTTTGACGGGGATTAAATTGGTGTCTTGAGCTTCCACATCTACTAGGTCGTCGTCAATTTCTGCATCATCGTAATCGTCATCGGATGCTTCGATGTCATCTTCGTACTCATCAGTAACTTCAATCTCTTCGCCGGGACCGTCGTCTTCGGGTTCAGTGATTTCGTTTACTGCTTCACTCAGATTGTCTTCGCCACCAGTGGTTTCTGGGGCTGTGGATAGCAGGCTCTCAGCCGCTTGTTCTAGTGTAGTCGATTCCATCGGTACTACTTTCTCTGTTTGCGATCTAACAGTGTCTCTGCTGCAATTGCAGCGTCAAGGTTCACTTCGATCAAGTTAAGCGCACGAACCATTGCGTGCGCCTCCTCACGGGCGTGCATATCGTCCGCTTTACTGTCCATAAATACACCAATTTGTGCCTCACGAACAGATGCCATAAACCCCTTGAAGGCGAGGTCATTCTTTAGCCGCTTGGCTTCTTCAGCCTTGATGCGGATGTCTGTTTTATTGGCCATTAGTGAAACCCCTTATAGCCATACACGCTTAGGTGAATCAGGTGTAACACCATGTGATACATCAAGAGCCTCGACAGCATCACGCACAGTATCGCTAGATAGGCGGATGTTTACATGCCAACCGTCTAATGTAGTCATATCAGGGTACTCCATTCCTTCGTCATTTATGAGGGTAACGCCTGTAGGCTCATGCAAGACACCTACAACGTCGATAGCGTAGTCTGCTGTGTTACTTACAAACTCACCTTCTTCGTTGTAGAAGGCAGACAGCACTGAGGGAACAGACGCCTCAGATACCAGCTTGAGATAAAAGTCAGTCTTTGGTGCTTCTACTTCGTCTATCATGTTGATGCCTCCGTAATACCTACGTCACCTAAGTCATCTGACCACATACGGAACTGTCCGATTGTACCCATGAAAAGTTGTCCAAGCTCTAAGTCAATAGATGACAAGGCAGGTAGAGCCGTGGGGGTTGTGTTGGCTGTCAGGAGTGTACCCTCATGCGCACCGTTGATGAACGTAGAGCCATGACGACCAGCAAGGTTGAACGGCACGTTAGTGCCAGCAGAGTAGACGTTATTTGCTCCAACAACCGAATCATTGCCAGAGGAGGTAGCCTGTTGTAGAAACTGGGGTTGACCTGTTCTACTGCCTGACGTTGTAAACCTGTTATAGATAATGTTGTTGTTGTCAAGCCGCCAGCGCCACGGCAGGGCTGTGTTGGTACTACCACTATCAGCATACGTTATCTTGCCATCAATCTGGATAGACATGTTAGTGTTGTCATAAGGCAGGTTAGCCGCAGGGACTGTTAGTGTCTCAGCAGCACGAGTTACTGTAGAAGAGCCTGTTGGGATGTAGCTTGATGGGGTTGAGCCAGCTTCTAGCTGTGCGCCCCAAACATAAATAAACTTACCTTGAGTTAAACTTGAAGCACCCCAAGGGTTACTTGAGTAAGTATTGTCACTTCCCCCAGCACCGAAGAAAGAAATACCGCTTGTCGTGTTGGCAAGAACACACCTAAACCAGCCATTTCCTACAGACTCTATTGAAGCATCGCACTGTCGTGAATGTACAACAGTGCCACTTTCTAAGTCAAACACTCCGTAAGGCGAAGTACCACCTACGATACCTTCAATCCAACCATAAACCCCAGATGAACCTGCCTTCATAAAACAAGTCAAGGACATACCTGTACCTTGGGGGTTTGAATCGTAAAGACCAGTAGCACCAGCACCC